AAAAATATGAATTGGCTGCAGATCGACGCGATCCTGTGGACGATGGTCTCGAAATGGAACGGGAAAGACAAAAAGAAACTGTTAGAAAGTATCTCAAAAAAGTTTGACTGGACTGACAAACAAACCAGTAAAGCCTGTGAAATGCATTTCAGAATGAGAGAAAAGAAAAAGCTATGAATATTTTTATCCTATCCAAAGATCCAGTAAAAGCAGCTCAGCTACAGTGTGACAAGCACGTAGTCAAGATGATTGTTGAGTCAGCTCAAATGTTATCTACTGCTCACCGCATGTTGGATGGTACAGAGACTCGTCGTCGGTCCAAGTCTGGCAAGACAATGTCAAAGTATTGGGAACTTGCCGACAGCCGTGAAGACGTATTGTACAAAGCTGTACATATGTCTCATCCTTGTACGATATGGACTATGGATTCATGTGAAAACTATAACTGGCACTACGAGCACTTTGTTGCTCTTTGTGATGAGTACAAATATCGTTACGGTAAGACTCATAGCACCGACACTCTATTACGTGATGTACTGATTGAACTACCAGAAAATATTCCTATGATGGAACAAACACCTTTCCCTCTGGCTATGAAAGACTATCCAGAGTGTATTGCTCTAGGCGATCCAGTGAAAGCTTATCGAGCATTCTATCAGACCAAGCAGTCACGTTTCCGTATGGCTTGGACTAATCGTAACATCCCTAACTGGTTTGAGGTAGCAGCGTAATGGAAGTCTTATCAATATTACTTGTACTTGGTGCTCTATTCGTAGGAGGTGTAGTCTTTACTCTCTGGGGTGAAGTACAGAATGTTGATAAGCTCGTTTGGCAGAGTAACGCTGAACTTAAAAACAAGATTCGTTACCTTGAGGACGAAGTAATGGGATTGAATAGAACAATCAAAGAACTCAAGGAAGCTGCAGAAGAACAGCCCGAAGAAAAAAACGTAAGTAGTTGATTTCAAACGAAACAAAAAGGTGTACATTCCTTTTTATTTGTGGTAGACTAGTATCAGAGATAATAAAGGAGTACACCATGTCCTACACATACGAAGAAAACTTAGTTTCCGACTTATATAAAGACGCATATGGTATTCGTCCAGGCCAACGTTTCTGGGATGATTGGAAATCATACTCAGAAGACGAAAAGCAAGAGTGCTGGGATCTGTTAATCAAAGATCTTTATTTGGCTGATGCTCTTCAGAAAAAAGAAGAAGCAGAAGCTCTTGTTACTTTCCGCAATTTAGTTCGTAAAACTATGAACCTTTGCTCATGCAAATGGGACGATGCAATTCGTATGCTTTGTGAAGCATGGGGTGAAGATCATACATGTGATCAGGGTCTAATGCACTTCTTCTGGAAACATGATCTTGGTTACGAAGATCGTCAGAAAATCTTCAATCTTTATAGAAAGGCAGCGTAATGGAATTTATTTTTGTTGGAATCCTTCTAATCGTAATTTGTCTTGTAGCTCTAGTTGTGGAGAATATCTAATGAATGATAGCGTAATTGAAAAAGAAGCTTTACCTCGTCACGGTTCACCTCAAGATCGTGGTAGTGCAGATGCTTACTATGGTCGTCCATATAATCCACATTATTATGTTGGTGATTCAATGCAATCAGAACGTATTGAAAAAGACAAAATGACTGCAGATGAGATTGAAGCATATCGTTATGGTTATGATAATGAAGACGATCGAAAGGAGTGGTGATGATTACAGTTGAATTCGATCTAGATGAAACTCTCATCACAGTGATGGATGATACCGGAGAGCTTGAAGATGTTCAGGCTCTTCTGTATGATGACTACTGCCATATCCGTCAGTGGAACGAAAAGCTAAGACGATTTGACGTGATATCGTTCAAGCCGGAGATGTATTTCAAACTTATGAAATCATTTAATCTATCCGAAGGAACATTTGTTTTAGAAAAAAATTACAAGTAGTTGATTTTAAACGAAACAAAATGGTGTACAATTGGTTTAAACTGTGGTAGACTAGTTGTAGATGATAAAGGAGACTAACATGACTGTTGCAACTAACTATGATGATCGTATCGCTCTAATCAAAAAAATTGCTGAGCAAAAGAAACATGAAGATGCTCGCAAAAAGCGTATGGCTAAAGTTCGTTCTCAATCTACTAAGGTAATGAAGCAGGCTAAAAAGGTCAAACGTGACTTCATGCAAATCCCTGCTGAAGGGGAAAACATGTATCAATGGACTGATGCTTCTAAATACGCCAAAGAATACTATGGCGAAACAATGTACGAAACAACGAGGTTTGATAATGACTGGGACTAATCAATTAGAAATGAAAATCCATGAGCTGAATGACAAGATCGGTAAGCTCAACCATGAAGTTGAAACACTGAAAAAGATTATGAATAATTTATGTGAAAGGTTAATGGTACAGGGATGACTGGAATTTTTTATGATACGGAGGATCTATTAATGAATCGTGATGAAATGATTAATGAACTACGTCAGCGTGACTGTCGTGTAATTTTTAAGAAAACGAATGGTGAAGAGCGTGATATGTTATGCACTCTTCGTGAAGACGCTATCCCTGAGTGGTCAAGTGATAACAACACCGCAAAGGAAAGCAAAGGCTTTTCACAAGAAGCAATTCGCGTAATTGATGTAAATAAAAATGAATGGCGTTCCTTTCGAGTTGACAGTGTTATCTCGTTTTCATAATAAATAGTAGTACGCTATACAGGAGGAATGCATGATTTTAATCTCAGTACAGACTGTTATGTGGGTTCTGTTCGCTGCTGCCGCTGGTTGCGCTTTCATGATTGGAAAGCACTACGGCGAAGGTGACAAGAACGATACCATTGAAAACACTATTCACTTTCTAGTAGATGGAGGGTTCGTTCGGTATCAGATGCGTGATGGTGAGATTGAACTCATTCCTCTTGAAGACGAAAATTCTTAAAATTAATTTAAATTAATGGTGTACATTTACTTCTACTTGTGGTAGAATATACTTGTATACTGAAGGAGTTTATACTATGTCAAAGCGTGATCAGTTCAGAAAAGAAATCAAAGGTACTGTTACCGGAGAAGTCAAGGTGAAGAAGCCACGTAAAAAACGTAAGCTTACCGAAGAACAAAAAGCTGTTCTTGTTGAGCGTATGAAAAAAGCTCGTGAAGCACGTGGTCCCGCTAAAAACTTGTCTATTGACGAGTCTATTCGCGACTTACCAGCTGAACACCCTCTCAACCCTAATAACGTAAAGGACTGGTTGAAATACCAGAAAGATATTCTTAAGTCCATGAAAGGTTTCAAGGACAGTAAGGATAAGAACGAGCGGCAAGCTTATTACGATACTGAAGCCTATGTCTTTAACTTACAAAGATACCTAGGTGACGGTGTATATCGTGACTTTCGTTATGGTGAAGAGAAGCAAAACAAAATTCGTCATCGTAGTGTAGCAATGGCATACTACCCAGATGGTACGCCTAAAAGAACAGTCGGTGTCTTTTATCCAGACCTCGGCGAAGAGTACACTCAAGAAATGGAAAATGAGGATAATGCAGCAAGAAAAAACGTTTCTAACAAAAAGCGACTTCGCAAAACTAATTGAAACTACAGTCCAAAGTCATAAGTCATCTTATATGGACGCAGTCATCTACCTCTGCGAAAAGAATGAGGTAGAACTTGAGGAAGTGAAAAAGTTTATTTCACCAATCATCAAGAATAAAATTGAAGCCGAGGCAATGAGATTAAACTTTTTACCACGGCAAAACAGTTTACCTATTGAGTAAACTAATATATAATAATCATATCATGAATAATGTGGATAATTCAGCAAATACAAATATACGGAGAAAAATATGTCTTTTGCAAATCTAAAACGTACACGTACCGACTTTTCGAAACTGGTCGCAGCAGCACAATCTGCAGGTGGAGAACAACAGAAAAAGAAATACGGTGATGATCGTATTTGGAAACCAACAGTAGATAAGGCTGGTAACGGCTATGCTATCCTACGGTTCCTTCCAGCTACTGAAGGCAATGAACTACCTTGGGTTCGCTACTGGGATCATGGTTTCAAAGGACCAACAGGTCAGTGGTACATCGAACGTTCATTGACATCGATTGGTCAACAGGATCCAGTATCTGAAATGAATACTCGCCTTTGGAACTCTGGTATCGAGTCTGATAAGGAAACAGTTCGTCAACGTAAGCGTCGTCTACATTATGTAGCCAATGTCTTGGTTGTGTCTGATCCTTCAGCTCCAGAGAATGAAGGTAAAGTATTCATGTATCAGTTCGGCAAGAAGATCTTTGATAAAATCATGGATCAGCTACAGCCCGAGTTTCCTGATGAAAAGCCAGTGGATCCATTCAACTTTTGGGAAGGTGCTGACTTTGTACTGAAGATCCGTCAGGTCGAAGGTTACCGTAACTATGATAAGTCAGAGTTCCGTGGACCAAGTCCTTTGTTTGATGGTGATGAGGAAAAGCTAGAAACAGTATACAACAAAGCATACGATCTATCT